TCAGTTTCCGTTGCTTGTAGAAGGTAGTTGAATACTTTTTGAGGATTTGAATCTTCTATCGATGAGAGGGGTATATTACGATGTAAGGTCGATACATAACCCATTTCCGATGCCTTACTCCACATTTCATCGATATACTCTCTAACCTTCTTATAATAAGGAATAGAGTCGAACTCTTCGGGTATCCCACCATAAAGGAGTTGGAAGGTAATTCCTTTGGATTCATCATAAGGAACTCCATATTGGTCTGCTAACCATTGGTGAACCGAAGTCTTTGGTAATTCGTAATCAATCAACTTACCAATGATTCGAGGGTGATAAGCATCATAATCCATTTGTAAGAATATGTGATTTGGTTTTGGGATAAAGACTTCTCGTGTACCATCCTTTTTATTTAGGGCAGAGAAGTTAATACCACCAAATCTATTCGAGGGTCTTGAGGTTATCGTATATGGGTTATATTCGGTATAAAGAGTAAAATTGTTTAAGTGTTTAGTGGCATTGGGATATCTATCAAAAAATTTTTCCCCATCGACCCGAACCCCATATCGTTCGATATCTGAAAGGATGGGAATCATCGTATCATCAATCCAAGAAGAAGTTGGATTGGGTAAAGAAAGAGAATCAACAAAGGATTTAAGATACTCACCCCATTTCATTAGAGGTGCTATTTTTCCCAAATTTTCTCTTATACCCATTCGGGTATAATGTGAGATAAATGGTTGATTTTGTACCTCATCGGGTATAGTTTGATTCTTTTCAAAGAAGTAATAATTGGATATATCAAAAAGATTTTGTATCTTTGTATCCATTTGTAGTAAACCTTTCTTATTCCATACCCATTTTGGTTGTGTGGAGGTTGAGAGGTCTAATTGATGGGATTTCCCATCAATATGGTTGTATATAAGGATAAAGATGGATTTACCCATCACAACAAATAAGAATGAAAGCTCGTTATTCATTGGATGCTTCTCCAAATCAGACCATATAGGAATGATAACCGATGGTTCGTTGTTCCATCGTTGTAAGAATTCTTCTTGCTCTTTTTTACTTTCTACTATAACCATTTGAATTGACAAATATACGAAAAATATTTGAACTATCCAAATATTTGTGCTTGATTTTGAATTTCTTTAATATATTCCGAAAATTCAATATACTCACTTTCTTTAATTTCTTGTTGATTTGAATTACCTTCTATTTCTTCTAAATAGATGTTTGATTGAAATCCTTCTGTTCGTAAAAAGTCAACTTTATCTCTAATCATTAAGATATTGTTCCAAAGAGTTTGACCCTCAACTTCAGTTTGTTTATCAGTTACTCTACCATCGTTATGTATTCTACAATAGGTAAGACTCTTTTTTATTGCAGTATGTTTTAGACCCAAATAATCTAAACTACCCATAACTTCTAAATCATCTACGAAATTAGAAATAACATCAAGTTTATCAAGTACTTTCAAAACTGATGAAGTTCTCATAACATAGGTGTGATAAACACACATTATATTTGCTTTACTACAATGAATTATTGAAGTATAGTTTCTTGGTTCTTCATAATGATTCATCTTAAATCTCCATGGATTATTCCAAGGATGTCCAACTAAATAACCTTCCCAAATATCTTTGGTTTTTGGGGGTTCTAATGGCGTCTGTGTTATAACTTTGTTTTTTAATTTATCATTTTCAAAAAATACTGTTGACCCATATGAAAAATCTAAATCAGAATGAGTTGTGTATGTATTCGATAAAAACTCCAAAGAATATCTATCTAAAAAATCATCATCATCTAATCTAACCATAATTTCTCCTTCAGAAATTAAAGGTGCGATTGTCCAACTTTTTTTGAAATAGTAATAAGGTTGATTTGATGAAAAGAATAATACTCTCTTATCTTTGTTTGATTCTTTGAAGTCTTTATAAATTGAAAAAGTTTCAGATAAACCACCGTCATCAAATATAAGAACTTCCCAATCTTTGTGAGTTTGTAAGTGTATTGATGCGAGTGCCTCTTTTAGAAATAGAGGTCTTTTATAAGTTCTAACTACGACTGTAACCTTCATTTATGAATACATTTTTGGTTACCCAAATATAAGAAAAAATATTTAGATTACCAAATTATTTTTTGTGAAATTGTAATAAGTTTGGCAAATATAATGTTAGTTTTGGCATTCTTTCATACACAAGTCTAATTGATTCTTTATTTGAGTTTTTCACTTCTTGAGGTAATCCCTTTAATCTCCAATCGATAGATACTGTAAGATAAAATGATAAATTTGTAAATGAACTATACTGACTTTTACTTACCTCAAAAATTTGAGAATCTTTATCATTTGCCTTTTGTACAAAAAATCTTTTTATGTAACCCCTTTTGTAGTCATTCTCATTTGGTTTTGGTAAATGAGTTCTTACAGAGGGAACACTCATAGATTTTTTTTGTTTTTTTAATAATATGTTATATCTTGATAAACTCATGTTTATTGTGTTTGTCTATAAAGTCCTTCTACTCTTGTTTTCCAAGTCATTCCTTCTATTGTATGAGTAACCGCATTTACTTGAAATAATCCTCCCGTTCTATATTTTCTCGGAATACCAACAATATTAAAAGTATCACCTCTCTGTAAACCACTATTACCTAAAATTGTAAATGAATATTTAATTGGAAGTGGATGTGATAATCTACCGGTTACTTCTGACAATTTTTTCTTTTTTAGAATATCTAAAAAGTTAGTATCTCGTAAACAATATATTCTAAAGGATTGTCTAAAAAGATTATCTTTATCTCCCGTTTTAGCAGGAGAACTTAAAAGTTCAGATAGTGCCGCATTACCTACATCAATTTCAGTTTTTAATTCAGGATTTGGTAAAATTTCTATTTTTTTAATGTTTTCTTCAATTGCAGAAATCTTATCATCTAACTTTTTCTGAGTTAATTCTTTTTCCTTTTCTCTAACGTTTCTTCTTTCTCTGAATTGTTCGTTTGTTATATTTTGATTTTTTCTTGATAAACTATTAATATCTTTCTGTAATTCAAACCAACTATTATATGTGGTTCCATTTACGGTAACAGGATAATCAGCTCTCCTATTCTTAGACTGTACTTCTCGAAGTTTACTAATTGTTCCCCTATTATTTTGATATTCTTGTTCTAAAGACTCTAAATTACTTTTAGAATCAGAAACTTCTTGTTGTAGTCCCTCAACACTACCCTCGGTAGGTGGATTAGTTGGAGGAGTATCTGCAGATTCGGTATCCACTTCAGTACCCTTAAAGTTTGCTTTTCTCATAAACTTATCAGTTTTATTTGAAAAGAATGTTGAGTTATTTACTTTAATCTCTGCTTGCTGACCACCACCACTTATTTTATTTCGTTTCATTATTATTTGGTTTGCCATTTCACCTGGTATATCTATATCAAGTGTTGCATCCAAAAATCTACTCTTTTCCCCATCGTGGTAAAAATCTCTAATTACAGATTTATTTTCACCTATCCAATTTCTATCTATAACTGTAAAAGTAATCTGACCATCTGTAGCTTCACCTTCTACTATTTGAAAATTCCAAAATCCATTTACTGCAGAAGACATTTCATTTAATATGTCTAATAATATTTCTCTAATATTTTTTTGGGATTGGGTAATTTTATTTTCAAACATATCTATGTTGATATAAAGATTTTTTAACCATCCCCAATAATTTTGTTTATCAGACAATCCATCACTATTTAATGTTTGATTACCCGTAAAACTAATTCCATCAATAGAATTATTAACTATTGGTGGCTTATTGTAATCAATTGAACCTTCATTAAATAATAATTTAGAAAAATCAGGAATAACTCCCGGTATCACCATTGTTTCGGGTTTTGTTGAATATATTAGTGGAAATGCTCCAATTTTTACAGTACTAATATCTAATTCAATTCGCACCTCATTATCACCCACCTTAAAATGAGTTAATCCACCATTTTTATTTAATATCTCAATCGCCTTTTCAAATCTAATATATTTTTCAGGTGAAAATAGTGCTGCCCTATCTATTGAAAAATCTTTTGTATTTCCATATTCATCAGTAACTTCTACCGTTTCTTCTGCTTCCGTACTAAAGTTTACAATAGTTGCCCAAAATCCATTTTTTGTATATGAATTTATACTTTTTTGTACAACCGCATCTAAATTAATAAAATCGGTGTACTTAAACGAGTTTCCATTTTTTAAGTCCTTAACTTCTTTTATTTGTCTTTTTGATGGTAATGAGTTGTATAAAGCACTAAATCTTCGATTTTTAACTACATCATCTGGTGTGTTTTCACTATCTTCACCTTCTTCTAAACTTTGAGGACCAAATGGTCTTTCTATTTGCTCTGCTAAAATATTATCGTTTTCTTCACTTTTTTTATAGTTTACTTCATGAGACTGAAAGTAGGTTGGTAATTGTGGAGTTCCTCTCATTTCTATATTAATATCAAAAGATTCTCCTCCACCACTAACAGTACCACCAACTATAAATCCAAGAAAAGAATCATATTGACCTTTTGATTTTATTTTTTTAGATAACATATTATCTTGTACAAGATTATCACCTGCTGCTGAATTAACTATTTGAGTTGAAGATATTGGATTACCATTTTCATCTTTGGTTTTTACTCGTGTAAGACCCGTTGCTCCTTCGTTTGTATTCCACCCCCAATCAACAAATACATGATATCCAGGTTCCATAAAGTATTGTTGAATTGCTTCCATTTGTTCTAATGAAAAAACCTTAATACCGATTTTACCAGTTCTTGAAATTTGGTCTTCACCCTCGGTAAACTCCATACTTGTTACCATGGGAGATGGTCTTAAACTTCTACCACTTAGGGGATTTACTGGTTTTCCGTTCCAATCATACCCTAAAGTACCACTATATCCACTTTCTTCGGAATTTCCTCTGAATCCATAAATACCTGCTTCTCCTGCTGCTGCGAATAATTTAGTATCTGGATTTGATACCATAATCAACCCATCACCAACACCACTAAATAACCTTACCCAAACATTTAATTGACTTGCTTTTTGGTTATCTATACCAGTAATGGTATCATATATTTTTTTGTTTATAGATGATAACTTTGGCCACATTATTCAATGAAATTATTTAATATCTCAATATAATTTGTTGGTATTCTTAAAATTGTACCATCTTCCAACCCAAATGGAGCATTGTGTAAATTATTAGCAGAAGCAATAATCCACCATAAAGAAGAATCATTATAATACTGATTTGCTAATGTATCTAACCTATCACCTGTTTCAGTAGCAACATAAATATCAGTATCTCTTAATGGAATCCTTGGATAAATCTTTGAACGATAAACAGTTCTCCCATCGTTTACTTTTTTGGTTTCGTTATTTTCGTATCTACTTGCCATTTTATGTTATTGATTGGAATGCAGGATAATACCCATGATTTTTTACACTATTTCGTTGTTCGATAAACTTAAACTCTGTTTGAACATTAATTATTCGTGGTAATTTGTAGTTTTGAGTTTTTACATCTCCGTCTAAAGATGAAACACTTTCTTCTATTTCCCATGGTACATTATCATCAATAGTATATGATAAACTACCTAAAAACCCTTCTTTTCTTTTATACATATCACCAATTGTTAATCTTAAAAATGGTGCAGTTATATATCCTGCATCTAATTCATAATCTTGTGGATAAACAAGTGATGTTAAAAAGTTTAACCTTTCCCATGCTTTTATATGTTCTGTTGGATTTAAGGAAAATATTTTGAATGAAAAACTAACACTTCTTTCAAGACCCGTATATGTGTAAAAACTAAATGGATTTCCTATAAATTTAGAACTATCCCAACTTGGTGAGAATGTTTCAGATAAACCAGTAATAGTTGCTAAAAAATTTACTGCTTTATTTTGTTTTACTGATTCAAATTTTAGAGTAATTGTATCTAAGTCATCTATTGAATTTTCTCCATCTGGTTTTAGTCCGTCATCCAAACTATAAACACCCTGTTTATTTACAATATTACCAAACGATGATTCCCCATATTTTGATGTTGGGTCATTATATTTACTAATCGTTGTTTTTTTAGTTTTTTCTAAATCACTTAGTTTTGAAGTTCGTTTTGGTTCACTAATTTGTTTATTTAACTCTAACTTAGGAAATGGTATTTTTGCAATTAAACCACCTTCTTCGAGTCTTTCGTTTGATTTCTTTTCTGTAAAGATAGGATTTTCTCTATTTGTAGTACTTATAAACTTTTCATAAGTGTCTATCTTATCTTTAGTAGTTACCTTTATTGTAGTAGTATACTTACTACCAAAAGCATTATTAAATACTGGTGCAAGTGATGATAAGAATCCCGTAGGAGTTCCATATAAAATTCTATCAGGTGCTTCATTTTTACTACCATAATTTCGTATTAACTTTGCACCTTCTTTCGCAGTTGGAAGTCCATCATAATCAAAATCGGTTTGAGGAGTTGAACCACCCCCTATTAACTTATCTCTTAAAAATCCTTTTGCTAAACCCAATGCTCCACTAATTGCCTTTGCTTTTAATTGATTTGGGTCAGTTAATGAACCAACACCACCTTTTAGAAATTGACCTAATAGAGAGCCATCTGCACTATCTTTAATCTTTCGAAGTGTTGTTGCATAACCCCATTGAATTTGGTCTTGTGATTCCAAACTACCATCACTTAGTGTGTAGGTTGGTGTTGCTAAAGAGGGGATACCTAATGTTTTTCTTGCAAATGAAGTTACTGATTTGAATGCTTTACCTATTGGACCTGATGGGATTAAACCACTTGTTGCTAATTTCATTTCACCAAGAGGAAGTGTTTCTCTTAAAGTAATTCTACCTATTTCTGGTCCATATAATAAAGGTTGTGAGAGTGTACCTAATACTCTAATACCCGTTGTCTCTTGTTCTAAGACCGTTTCTTCTAATGTACTACCATTTCTACTTCTGAGTCTATTCACAAGTTTCATAGTAGTTCCATTGATTACGGGTGAGTTAGATGATAATGGAATTTTGTTAGCATTTCTTGGAGTAAAGGCATCTTTAGGAGTTTGTCCTGCGTAAGGTCCTCTTTCTAATGTACCGTTATTAAATAATTCTTCTAAAGTCTGTGCCATAATTATCCTATTGCAAAGTTATTCATAGTAGACCTTTCAACTGCTCTACCAATATTTGAAGTAACTCTCCTACCATCTAAGTAAGTTTCTCTTTGTTTTTCAACTCCTGCTATTAATCGTTCTGCTTGAGCAGTAGTCATACCACCACCTCCAAGTTTAGATGGTGGAGCAAGAATACCTGCATCATTAGCACTACCTTGAAATAACCCACCTTCTTTTGGAGACATCATAATAGGACCACCATTTGGATTTATAGCAAGGTCACCAACCTGAGATACTGATTTTGCTTTAGATACCATACTAAATAGTCCTGCGACTGCGGCGATACCTAATGGAATACCAAGTCCTAAAGGTATCATAGCAAATGTACTCATAATAAAACCAACCGCAGATGAAATAGCTGCTATAATAGCAGGAGCAAAAGCAATTGCCAAACCTGCTGCAAGTGGAATTGCTAAAGCTAAATTATCAGCGAAAAACTTAAATCCTTCAGCGATTGCTTGAACTGGAAACAGTAAAAATTGTAATATAGGTAATAGACCTTCTAATAAAGGTGTGAGTACCATACCGACCGTAGATGCAATTCCAGTAAATGCATTTTGTAATTTTTCTAAAGACGCCTGTTGTTCTTGTTGTTTGCTAAACTGCTGAACCTGAGATGCTAGTTGGTCTTTATTTATATTTGATATGTCTAATCCTTGAGATATAGCTTTATCTGCTAATGCTCTTTGTTCCGATGATAGTGAATTTAACTTTTCTTGAGCATTCAATTGTTTGTTGATTTCTTCAACACTCATACCTGCTGCTTTAGCAAGTTGTTGTTGTGTAAAATAATCTTTCTTTCTAAAGTCACCACTTCTTTGAAGTTGTTTCAGAACTTCTTTTTGTGCTTCAACCGTTTTACCCGATGCAGCTAATGCTCGTGCTTGTGTTAAATTAAATTGACCACCAACAAAAGTTGCTGCTGTTAATTCATCACCAATATTACCTTGGAAATCTAATAAGTGTTCGGTTGTTGATGCTACTGATTTTAAGTTAGTACCTAATCTTCTTGCTTCTATTGCTGCTTGTGCTAATGACTCTACATCTCCTTGGAATAAAGTAGATGCAATCTCTGCATTTTCAGCAATATCTTCAAATATTTTTGCAGGTGCAACACCGGCAAGATTTGCCATGTTAGCAACTTGTAATTGAACACTAGCTGCTGTTTCTGATGAAAGTCCACCTACTTGTTCAAATATCCCCTGAACTTTAGCTGCTTTATCTGCTGCTACCCCAAAATTTGTGTTTAGTAATGTCAATCCTGCCACAACTTCATCACCAAAGTTAGCTACATCACTAAATTCAGATTTTAGTGCAGCTACGGTATCAAATACTTTTGATGCATCCACACCCATAGCCGCAAATTCCGAAGTAATTTCAGCTGCTTGAGATTTAATATCCCCCATCTGAGAGTTGGTTAATCCAGTAGTTTCTCTAAATTTACCTGCGGCTGCGTCTAAATCAGAAAATGCTTTGAATGCTGATATTGCAATCGCTGCTATTAATGCGATAGGACCAAGACCTGCTTTTAATGCCTTACCAAATTTCTGCGCACCACTTACCATATCCTTAACAGGACCAGGTAGTGCATCCATAACACTTTTTTGTTCTTCTTGTAATTGATTTAATCTATTTTGTTTTTTCTCTAAAGCATCTTTTTGTTTTAGTGCTTCTATACCAAGAGAAAGTTGTTCTTCATCTAAATCTGTTGCTGCTGCTTTGAACTCCTCTATTTGCTTGTCTAATGAAGAAATTCCTCTTAATTTATCTTCGGTGGCTTGAGTTGCTTTTGCTTGACTTAGTAAATCTGAATTTATTTCTTCTAAAAGACTTAATCTACTTTGAGCACTTTTTCTTTGTTCTTCACCATGTTTAGTATTGTCTTCTAAGTACCTAGCTTCTACTGCTTTTTGATTCGCAATTTCTCTACTTAATGATAAGTAAGTACCTGCTCCTTTACTGGCACCCGATAGTTGGTCTCTTACACCTTTAGTTAATTTATTAAAAGACTTGACGGAAGATTCATACTCTTTATTTGCCTTCTTTATTTCATCATTATTGGCTTTAGCAAGTTTTATTTCGGCTTGAAGTTTTTCCAACTTCTTTTCTTGCATATGGTGCAGTTTTTTCTTTTCTTTTAACCTTTCTTTTTGTAAGGCTAAGAGTTTCTGCTCCTCTTGTTGAAGTTTTTCTATATTTTGTATTTCTCTATTAGAGTCAGCCATCTAAGTGAAGTATTATTTTATTTCAATACCGTGTTTTTTCAAGATGTCCATTGCATCTTTATCTTTTTCTAAACGTTTTGCTGCCTTTCTATTCAAATCACCGATTTCTTTATCCAATTTTTGAAGAACAGGGTCATTCTTGATTAAATCATCAACATTCTTTGGTTTTTTCTTTTTACCGAATAAACCAAAAAACTCATTGATATTTTCTTTTGAAAGTTTATATCGTGCCATAAGTTATTCCTTTATGTAATTATACAACTATAAATATCGGAATACAAAAAAAGTTAGGATAGGAAATATACTACTTCCTTACCCTAACTTTAGAAGGTGGTTTGATTTTTTTATTTGCCTTATCGTATTCCTCTTTTTCTTTTTTCTTTGCTTCTACTAATTTATTATAGTAGAAGTTTCTGAGGTATGTTGGCATCTGATATACATCCGACTGAATAAATCCATTACCATAATAACACAAATCAAAAATTTGATTGTGCATTTGTGCACTATGAGTCTTCCCCAGGCCAAAAAAAGTTAACGCCCAAGGTAATGGGCACTTCCTCCCTTTCACCATCTTCATGCTCATGAGTATAAGTCATATCCATGTCAGGTTGGATTTTCTTGACATAGTTCCTAAATGCCCTACTATCCCTAACTAACATATTTGATACAAACTTGTTGATAAATCCTACATCTTCATTTCCATCAACAGATTTAATCATATATCTTAATCGAGTAGTAATATCAAAGGATGCATCTTTGTTAAACTTTTCTAATGCAGCAATATCTTTTTCTATTGCCTTTTCATCACCATGTGTTAATAACTTAAATATTAATTTGTTTTTACCTGCTGGTGTTACAAACTCAAATTCATTTTTGTTATTAAATACTGATAAATCAACTTCTTTTGTACTTACTTTACCCAAGTGAATAGTTGCGTCAACTTCTTCATTCAATTTAGATGAATAAAATCTCATTGGATATTCAGGTCCATACCCCAATACTCTTGTAGCAAGAATGATTGCATTTTTGTCACCAATTGTAATATCATTGATGTCTATATCATCAACTACAATAGATTCAAATAATTTATCCAACACAACACCCTTTTTAATAAGGTTTTGTGAAGATAAAATATCTTCTTCTTTGGCAGTCATGTATTTCAATGTTACTTTACCCGAAGAAAGAGGGTTATCTAATGGATATACTTTACCCTCAGATGGTAAGTCAATAACTTCCGTTGGAAAGTCAAATTGTTTTTCACTCATAACTTTTGTTCTTTAATTGTGTATATAAATATATAAAAAGAAAAAAGTTAAAAAAAAAGGAGTTATTCTTACGAAAAGAATCACTCCCTTTATTAATAGTAGTGGATTATATTTTAATACTCTAAAATAGCGTAATCGTATGCTAAAGTAAGAGAAATATCAGCAGGGTCATTAGAGGAGAAATCTAAATCATTAAAGTTTGCTGCTACGATAAATGCTCCTTTTAGTTTCCATTGTTCGATTTTGTCTCCAACAGGTCCTAACATATAGAAATCAATATCTTTCTTGTAGAAGTCTGCGTATCCTCTTCTACCCGTGATTGATTCCTGTCCTAATCTTACCCACTCCATCACTTGTTGTGCTCCTGAAGGTACGATTGGGTCATATAGAGTAATCTCTAAATCTTGCCACTCTCCTTTACCTTGAAGTTTTCTATAAGTGTTGATGTGGTCTAACTTAATTTGTTCAAAGTTGATAGAAGGTCTGTTTGCCGTCTTAATTAAGTACGATTGGATACCATCAATTTCCATGATGTATCTGTTCTTCATCTTCGGTTCGAAGTTGGTAAAGAACATTTCGTTAAATTCTAATACTTCTGCCATTTTATTATTTTCTCCTTTATACTAATAAATATTAGTTATTCACTTTTTTGTTATGCCGAAAAAGATGCTCCCGTTGGTAAGATGTTGAAGTCAATTACAATGAATTCAGCGGTCTTAGCAGGTTGTAGGAAAATCTGTCCAGCCATTATGTTTCTATCAACTACATCAGGTGTGTTGTTAGTCTCATCCATAACTACTTTGAATGCGTACAATCCTTGTCTTTGTTGGATACCTTCTAAGTAAGGTTGTACGGTGTTGATGAATCTACCTCTTGTAACTGCGGTGTTTTGTTCGAATACCAAGTATCTTGAAGTACTTGCTACAAATTTCTTAACTGCAATCAACAATCTTCTAACATTGATTCTATCTAATGCTGATGCTTTATCTTGTAGAGTCTTTTGTCCAAATGCCACAATACCTTGTCCAGGGAATGATGCGATTGGGTTTACTTTGTTTTCATATAGTGTATCTCTTTCAGAATGAGTCAGTCTATTTAGTACTGATGCTGCTCCTGTAATTCCACCTCTATTCAAACCTGCTGGTGCGAACCACTCTGCTGCGATAGCATCGTTTGCTGCATATACTGCGGGTAGTAATACCGATGGTGGTACACTTATCAATTTGTTTGTGTTTGTATCTACTGTCTTAACCCAAGGATAGTAAGTTCCAACATAGTTAGAATCCACTGCGTTTGCTTGAGTTGTAATATCACTTATCGTTGCATCTGCTTTACCAAAGTCTGAGATATAGAATGCGTCTGACCTTGCTTCAACAACATCAATTGCTTTAGTTACTACCGATGGGTGTAATTGTCTAACAACACCAGGTGTTACTAACATATTGATATCCCACTCATCTTGGTTTGAAATTGCGTTTAATGCTTTAGTATAAGCAACCGAACCACTTGCAGTTGATGATGATAAATCTAAAACTTGTGAGTTTCCTGATGTAATGTTAGTTCCGTACTTTTTACTAATTGCAGGAGAACCTCCATCAAATCCACCTTGGAATGCTACTGAGAATTGTCTCTTAACCATATCAGATGAATCCGAACCACTCATTACATAATCAATTCCACTTAATACATTACCATCAAATGCGAATGCTGTATTTGAACCAGTTTGTGCTCCATTTGGAATTGGGTTTAGGTAATTTCCATTATCATATTTTACACCAGTTGTTTCAAAATTGAAACCTGAGTAGTTAATCGGTGAACCTGCTGTATTACCAGTTGACCCTGAAGTAAATACTACTGCTGGTACCCAAAGTGATTGTGCATCAGTTGTAGTTTTAATAGGGTTAGTATATGCTCCATGTGCGAATGGTGCTGCCGATACTGGATATAATCCTTGTTCTTTAACTTCTACTCTAATGTATTTAGAGTTATTTACCCAATCACCATATTCAGTAATCTTACCATTAGAATCGATAGTCATAAATCTATCTCCGATTCTTCTTGCGATAAAGTTAGGTGATGCAGGGTCTAAGTTTACATTATTATAAGTTTCCAATACTGACTTTCTCTTATCAGTATCACCAAATGCTCTAACTGTTACTGTAAATGTAGAGTAATCAGTTCCACCATCTTCTCCTGCTGCTTTTACATTGGAAATTGAAATCTTAAATCTTTTGTTTTCGTTGTTACCATATCCAAGTGTATGGAATCTGAATAAGTCGTATCTCTCACCAGATATAAGTTGTGATTGGATATATGGAGTATTTGCAACTGATGCTCCTGTTGTTGATACATCATCACTTAGACTACCTCCATTAAATTCTTGAGTTGGTAGTGCTAATGCAGTTACTGCTTCACCACCTGCTACTTCTAAGTCAACATTTGATGCTGCGTTCTTAAAATATGCATAAGTATATCCATCTTTAGAACCTAAAGGTGATACACCAAATACATCAGTAATATCATTTGCTGCTGATTCTAAAATAGATGAAGATACTTCACCAATACCACTACCACTTACTACAAATGAACCAGATGTAGTTGTTGATGGTGATACTGTAAATGTACCAAATCCAACTTCTGCATCTCCATTTTCAGTAGAGTGTAACACACCTACTAATTTTTTAGTAGAGTTATCAGAACCAGATGCTAATAAACCAACTGGTGTTGCTTGTGAGTAACCTCCTTCGTTCATTACTCTTACAACAGTTACAACTCCTGCCTCTCTGAGGTAGTTTTGTACTGCATATTCAGTATAGTAAGTCCCATCGGGTGTTCCAAAAATATCTTCAAACTCACTTTGAGTTCGAACGATTGTAGGTACAAATGCAGGTCCTTGTTTGAAAGGTCCTACGATTGCTGCTCCTATTTCTCCAATTCCCTGTGCTAAGAAAGAGAGGTCATTCTCTCTTGTAAATACACCAGGTGATACGATTCTTTCTGCCATGTTATTTTTTCTCCAAGTAAATTATTATTTGACTAATATCAAATTACACATATAAATATAAAGAAAATACCCAAAAGGTAAATTCAATTATTTATCCGTTTATAACATTACCCTCACCAAAACTTTCTTCTAATTTTGCTTTTAATAAAGGATAAGCAAAATCATAGATACTAACTTCTGATATAGGATTCGTTGAAATTAAGTTAACTTGGTAATCTTCACTACCAGTAACTGTTTCGTTTCTATAATCAATATTTGATTGTGTAATCTCAGAACCAGGGTTTGAAGGGTCTGGTACCATAATGTCTACTGACTCCGAAACTAAGTATGTTCTCGAGAAGTCTCTCGTTCTTGTAACTGATTCGGTAACAGCAAACTTATAGATTTCTAATATGTTATCATTCTTTGCTTTAAGTTCTTCATTTGCTGCATCAGGTCTTTGGTCATCATATTCCTCATAAGATGCACTTTCAGCAGAACCAGAATTCATGTATAATACGGGAAATACTCGTAAATACCCTAAATTTTTTCTGAACTCGAATGATTCAATACGAACATATCCTTCATCAGTAATACCTTTAGATGTTCCGATTGATGTGTTAATTATTAATGCCATGTTGTTTTCTTTACTCCTTATAAATATATATTAGTTTTTTCAAAACACAAATTAGTTTGTTATTTCTACTCTTCCCAAGGGAATGAACCACTTTCAATTCGTGTTTCGTTCCATTGTCTTTGTTCCTCTAACATTTTTTCGATTCTATAATCAATATGCTCCGCATATCCTTCACTACCAGAAATTTCTGCAAAAACCCATTCTAAAACTTGAGTTTGTGTTAGTTCATTATACGGGGTATATTCATCGGGATTATATGTTTGAGAAACATTAAATGGTGTTGCTCCTTCAAATATTGCTTCAATGTTATTTCCTTCGGAATCTTGAAAAGAATCATCTGTACCGATTTTTTCCCAATATGTTTGGAAAATGTAATCATTAACAGTTTCTAAAGAACCAGAGTAAGATGTTTGCTTATCTGCCTTTCTTAAACTTTTTAATCTCCAACTATAAGTTACAGCCATTTTTATTTATTAATTAATTTGTTAACCATATCTTTTAATTCAGATACTTCTTTAGATAAATATTCAATTTGTTCTTTTTGTGATTCTACGATACTATTTTGTTCTTTAATACCCTCAACTAATAGTGGTACTAACTTATCATAATCAATAGTTAAGTAGTTTTCACCTGATTTAGAACCGATTGGATTTCCTTCATCATCAAACTTAGTATCAAATGGAGCAAGGTGTACGATTTCTGGTAATATTGCCTGTACTTCTTGTGCCGATAAACCAAGTTGTTTTTCTTCTTTAGTATATCCAACTGATTTTGCTAACTCATTGTTGGTGTAATAGAATCCATTTAGTGATAAAATTTTATCTAATGGATTTTCGATATTACCAACTTTATCTTTTAGTCTTTCATCAGAATAGTATGCAATTACATTGTCTTGAGCATAAACCCAACCATATGCGTATAGATAGTTTGCATTAATTCTATACATTCTTGATGTAGAGTTTGCATCTACATAATAACCAGTATTATTTCTATCATACATAATGAATGGTCTAATATCATTCAAGTATGATACACTATTT